CTACTGCACCTGCACCAAAGTCAGCGTATTACCGAACACGGCGCCGGTATCGATGTAATGCACGTTACCGGCATCCAGCACCTTATCCAGCGGCGTATGGCCGAAGTAAAAGGCATCAGCGCCTGCGATATCGCGCACAACGCCGCGCTGGATTTCACCAATGCGCGCCCGGCTCCAGACCACCTGCTGTTCATCCACCGGCTGATCATAAGCATAATGATCGGCGGGATAATCGGCGTGCGCCACCACCACCACTCGCTCACCAAGTTGCAGGTGCACTATCAGCGGCAGTTTCGAGCAGCGCTTCAAAGCATGCCGCGCCGACACCATCGCCGCGCCTTTCATGCTCCAGAACCAGTTGCCGCCGTTGCGTTGCCACATTTCGCGTGAGCCGCCCGCTAACGCCTGCAGCGCCATCTCCTCATGATTGCCGCGCACGCTGCGAAACCAGGGTGCATCCAACAGCCGCAGGCAGCCAAGGCTGTCTGGCCCGCGGTCAATCAAATCGCCGACTGACACCAACAAATCCTTTTCGATATCAAAACCCTGCGCAATAAGCTGCGCATCCAGCAGGCTACGACAGCCGTGCAGATCGCCGACAATATAGATGTGTCGCCAGTGTTGACCGTTAAGCATTTGATACAGCATGTCTTGAGCCTGCGCAGGATAATGAATGATGAAGATGACGTCGGGAATATGCGCTTTACACTAAAGCAAAGTATCGCCAGCGCAACTGCGTCCGGCCCGTTCAACGTGCTGCTGGCGGCCATTAAAGGGGCGATCATCCATACCTGCCGATAAGCAAAGCCTTATCCGGCGCGGCCTGGCACGGCATTAGCCGATCCAGTTATCACTTTGCCTGGCATCTCACTATCAGAATTTGCCGCATAGATCACAGTGTGGAAACTTAGCCCCTGGCGGTTGACAACTGGCTGGAAAATCTACGCCCCTCTTCTACAGTTTAGCTGTAAGGCGAAGACGCCTGCGTAATGCCAACTTTTAGCGCACGGCTCACCAAGAGCCATTTCCCTGGACCGGATACAGGAATCGTATTCGGTCTTTTTTTGTTCGCCATTATAAAACAGTAACTTATATTAAAAACAATCACTTAACGCTTATCCTCTTCTACTGTCTTCTACCCTGCCTGAACCTCCGCCGCCATTTTGCCGCCACTCTTTTTCGCCATGATCGCCAGAGGATTGCAGTGCACAGCATCCTCTAAATGACTTGGCGCAAAGTGCGCGTAGCGCATCGTCACGCGTATATCTGAGTGGCCAAGAATACGTTGCAACACCAGAATGTTGCCTCCGGCCATCATAAAGTGACTCGCGAAGCTGTGGCGCAGTACATGGCTCATTTGCCCTTCCGGCAATTCAATACCGGCAAGGCGAATTACTCGGTAGAACTGTCGGTAACATTCAGCAAAAAACCGCCCTTCTTTTGTGCTGAGCTGTTGATAGAGATCGTCGCTAATAGGAACTGTGCGGTTCTTTTTGCCTTTGGTATTGATGAAGGTAATTTTGCCAGGCGAGAGCTGCGTAGATTTGAGGTTAGCCGCTTCACTCCAGCGGCAACCGGTCGAAAGGCAAACTTTGATGATGAGAGTGAGGTCTGGATTGCCGTGCAGTTCACAAGCAGCAAAGAGCTTTTCAATCTGACTTTCTGTTAGCCAGGCCATCTCTTTTTCTGGCTGGTCGAACTCACGGATATTCTTCAGCGGGTTGGGAAAATTGATCTCGCCGAGTCGTTCCAGCTCATTGAATAAAGCGCGCAAGAAGGCATGTTCGCAGTTGATGGTTCCTGCTGATACCTGTAGGGATTTCTGGCTGGTCTTATATCCGTTTGCAATCAGTCCCTGCATACGACGATCGCGATAGTGGGCCCAATCGCGGGCGGTGATAGTGGATGCGATGGGGTTACCCATGCCATTGCAGATGATGTTGAGCTTACCGAGTCGCCCTTTCTTATCACTTAATGAACAGCCGTGTAGCTTGTACCAGAGATCTATTAGTTCACTTAGCTTTCGAGTATCTTCTTTATCAGCCAGCCACGGCTTCGCTTTGGTTTCTTCCTGTGTGTACTTCTCGAACGCGATGGCTTCAGCGCGAGTTTTAAATTGCCTCCTGACCCGCTTGCCTTCTCGCCCGTTGAGATAGCATTCACATAACCACTTCCCTGTACTTAGCTTTCTGATCGCCATAATGCCCCCGGCAAAAGGGCAAAAATACTGTATATAATAACAGTTATCAATGTTTATTCGGTTGAAAACATACATGAAAAAGCCCGCATTTGCGGGCTTAATTAGTGCAGCAGAGAGGGTTGCCTTTCGTGGCTGGTAAAGAGCGGCACCTTATTAACTGTCCCCGGTGAGACAATCATTGCTGCCACTGACTCATGAGTTTTGAAGGTGCAGCTGCAATTGATGTTTTGGCACTGGTGATAACGCTCTTTGGTTTCTTTAGAAATATAGCGGCTGCTCTTAGCGTGAGCGGCGGTCTGGCACAGCGGGCAATGCATCATTGTGTTTATTCCTGAAGCAAACAGGTCGGAAGATGTTTGCATTTTAATAACCAAACTTGATATTGCAAACTTTAGTTTGCTTTTTCATCATCAATTTCTTCATCGTCGCTTTCAGCCTGATATTCCACATCAGAAAGCAGCACCTCAAAATCCAGCGTCGTCGTGTAGCCGCTGCCGTTCAGGCTGTGCGTGACCTTGCTGATAAGCCACGGCTGCGCATCGATAACCGACTTAAACCCGCTCACCTGCACCGGCGTCTCCGGGAACAGGTCGGCCCGTCCCATCGCCAGCGTAACCGAGAACTCCGCAACGCCGCGCTGCAGCCTGTCCCACTTTGCCTTTGCGGCCCGCATGGCGGCCGCTTTAGTGGCGTAAACCGTGGTCAGCGTAAAGACGTTATCCTCGCTGCCCGCCAGATAGTCGCCTTCTTTTGCCTCGGGCGTTTTGGTGGTGGTCGCCTTCTTTTTCTTCGCGGCCGGATGCTCCAGCGCACGCAGGTGCTTCTCTTTCGGCCTGCGTTTGAGCTTCACCTTTTTCGGCTTCGGGTCTTTGGTATGCAGCCAGCTGGCCGACACGCCGGTGTAGGCGCCACGGTCGGCAATGCTGAAGCTGTGCCGGTCGCCGTCCTGGCGGGTGAGGGTCAGCTGCGGGATCGGCTTGCCGCTGACGGTTACGCCGTTGCCGGGGCGCAGGAACAGCAGTCGCCCGGCCTTTACCGCCGCCACCGCGCCGTACAGCGTGGCCAGCCGTGTCAGAAAGCTGGCGTCGGTTTCCTGTGTCTGGTCGATGTGTGCCACCGTCATCCGGGCAAAGCCTTCAGCCAGCTGAGGTGTGAGTCTGTTGCGCTCGGCTATCTGCTTCACCACCTCGCCCAGCGTGGTGTCGTGATACGACACCTCCCGGCGTGAATTGAGCGTACCGCGAAAGTCGGCGCTGCGGGCGCGGATGGTCAGGGTATCCGGCGCGCCGTGGTGCTCCACCTCATCAACCGTGAATTCGCCCTTGCCGGTGAGCGGCTGTCCCTTCCAGCCGAGGAACAGCTTCAGCACCGCGCCGCGCACCGGCATCGCCAGCTGGCCGTCGGCGTCGTCCAGCTCGATGTCCAGCTGGTCGGCCTCAAAGCCGCGGTTATCGGTGAGCGTCAGCGACAGCAGGCGCGCGCGAAGGTTGCCCGTGACGTCCTTTGCGTTCACCGTCAGCATAAAGTCGGGCGCCAGCTGCGCCCCGGCCTGCATCGGCAGGCTGCTGATGCCCGTCATGATAAAAACCCGCCCACGGATGAAATCAGATTGCCCGCCGCCGACTGCGCGCTGCTGATGGCCGACGTGACCTGGCCCGGCAGATTACCGGCGCCGCTTATCAGCCCGTCGGCCTGCTTTTTCAGGTCGCCGAACATGGCGGTCAGCGACTCGTCCACGCGCTTCAGGTTCAGGGTGAACAGGATTTTCCTGGCGCTGCCGTCGCAGAAAAACTCGCTGTGCGTGGTCGCGTAGTTCTCCACCACGTACATGCCGAAGATGGTGCCGTTACCGCCAATCAGCGGCCACGCCCGGCCCTCGTCGGCCAGCAGCTTAAGCGTGAGCAGCGAGACGGCGCCGCCGGTAATTTCCGGGCGCAGCTCGCCCGACAGCGTAATTTTCTCATCGCCCACGCCGGTAAACTGTGCCGACGCCCGCTGGCCAACGCGGCTGTTGGTCGGCCAGCGGTAATCGATGCTCTGCTGCAGCTCCGCATAGGGCAGCGTCTGGCGCATAAACGGCATCATGCCGTAAATCATCATCATGTTTATTCCCATCCCATTTTACTGCGCTGCTGTGCCTGCCGGTTGCGCTGCTCACGCGCCTGATGCTCTGCCATCAGCGCCAGCGCGTCGTCTCTGGTCATGCCCGGATGCATGTTGATTTCATACTGGTAGCTGTTCTGGCTCTGGTCGCTGTAACCGGGATTTGCGGCGGGCGTGATCACCGGCCTGTACGGCGCGCCGGTAGCGTTCAGGCTCTGCTGCAGGCCGCCCGGCGCCGCGTCGTCATGCTCCGGAATTTTGTCCTTCAGGCCGTCCGATTTGGTGTCGATTATGCCGAGCTTGTCCAGCACCCAGTCGATGCCGCTGCGCAGCTGGTCCAGCGCCTGCCCCGGAATCTTCAGCGCGTCGGCCAGCATGTTGCCGAACCTTTTACCCATGTCTCCGGCGGTGGCCAGCTCCGCCTGCGTGGATTTCACCGGCTCCAGCAGCTTTCCAAACCAGTCCCACAGCGCCTTAACCTTTTCCGTCACCCAGTCAAACACCGGCTTCAGCGTGCCGAACGACTCGCCGATCGGCCCCATCGCGGCGGCGAAGCCCTCCGCCACGCCCGCGATAAAGACACTTATCGGCTCCCAGTATTTGCGGATGAGCAGCGCCCCGGCCACGATGGCGGCGGCAACGGCCACCACGGGCAGCGTTATCAGCCCGAGCGCGCCGGTAATGGCGCCGCCCGCAATGCTGAATCCGGTGGCCAGCAGCCCGGCCCCGGCGATGATGGCGTTAATGCCCGCCATCACCGGCCACGCAATCAGCCCAATGGCGCCCAGCACGCCCACGAAAATCAGCCCGGCCACGGCCGCTCTGGCGATGCCGCCAGCCAGCTCGGGGTTGGCCTGTATCCATTTATCCACCGTCAGCAAAAATGCGGTGGTGTCCTGCGTCAGCTGGCGCAGGGTGCCGTCGAGCTGGTCATAAAGGTCGGTGCCGATGGCCTCCTGCGCCGACTGCAGTTCTTTAAAGTCGCCGCCGAGGTTGTCCTGCTGCACCTTAACCAGCGCGCCCGTACTGCCGTCCGACTGCTGAAAGGTTTTCGTCAGGTCGTCCAGCAGCCCGCTTGTGGCACCCTTCATCAGCGTGACCGCCGAGGAGGCGGCCTCTTCGCCGAAGATGGTCTTCAGGTACTCCGCCTGCTGCGCCGTGCCGAGCTTATTTTTCTCAAAGGATTTCTGCATTTCCTTAAGGATGGTGAAGAACGGTCGCATGTTTCCCTTACTGTCCGCGGTCTTCACGCCCAGCTCTTTAATCGCCTTGAACGCCTCGCCGGTCGGCGCCTGCACGCGCAGCAGCATGGCGCGCACGCCCGTCCCGGCCATGCTGCCGGTGGTGCCCTCCTTCGCCAGCGCGCCGATCATCGCCGTGGTCTGCTCGACGCTCACGCCCGCGTTTTTCGCCACCGGGGCGATGTAGGTCAGGGCGTCGTTGAGGCCGTCGAAGTCCGCCGCCGTTTTGTTCAGCGTTGCCGATATCACGTCGCCCAGGTGCGCCACCTGGCTGTTGGCGAGGCCGAAGGCGTTTTTGGTGCTCATCAGCAGCCTGGCGCTTTCTTCCATCGTCCGGTTGTTGGCCAGCGACATGTTGAGCGTGACCGGCGTTGCCGCCCTGATGTCGTCAACCGTGCCGCCCGACTTGGCGATGATGATCTGCGCCTGCGCGGCGTCGTTGGCCGACGCGGCGGTGTTGTCGCCGATGCTGCGCGCCTGCGTCCTCAGCGACTGAAATTCGGGCGAGGCTTTATCCACGCCGAGCGTGGCCTGCAGCGTGGAGTTGGCCAGCGCAAAGTCGTAGCCGGGACGCAGCACTGACGACGCTGCCACGGCGCCCACGGTGGCCGCCCCGACACCGGCCGCGCCGACGTTGCGCACGCCCGCGGACAGCGCCTGCCCGCGGCGGTAGCGCTCGCTGATGTGGTTCAGCCTTTCCTGCTGCTGGTTCAGGCGCTGCAGTTCCTGCCGCTGGCGGCTCAGGCTCAGCGTGGCCTGCGCGGCCTCGCTTCTCAGGCGCTGCTGCTCGCTGCTCAGCCTGCGGGTGGAAATGCCCGCGGCGTTCAGCGCCTCACGCTGCTGCTGCACGCTCAGGCGCAGGCTGTTGGTTTTGGTCTGCAGGGCGGCGGCGGCCTGCCGGGCCTTCTCCAGCTCCCGCGCCTGCGCCGCCGTGGGGCGGGCGGTGCTCCTGAAGGCCACCGCGAGCGCGGCCGCCTCGTCTTTCGCGTTCTTCAGCTTCTGCTGCGTCACGGCAAGCTGGCTGCTTGTCCGCCGGAATCCGTCGATTTTTGACGCCTGCGCGTCCAGCTGCTTCAACCGGTCCTGTGTCTCGCGGATGCCGCCCGACAGCCGGGTGGTTTCGTTGCGGATGGCCTTAAACGGGCGCGTCGCCTGGTCTACCGCCTTCAGCAGCACCTGCAGCTTAAGGTTATTGCTCATCGGTTTTTGCTCCGCTGCGGATCAGCGCCTGATGCCGCCAGTCGAGCAGCTCGGCCAGCGGCATGGCGTACATTTCAGAGGGGGGCCAGTGAAACACGGTGGCCACGTCGGCCATCAGGTCGCTGACCGTCAGGCCGCCGGGCCAGCTCAGTCGTCCGACTTCGGCGACAAAAAACCGATCACCTTCCCGGCCAGCGCAATCAGGTCGGCCGGGTCGAGGGCGTTGCACTCCGCTTTGGTCAGCGCCGGGACGGTGATGCGCGGCAGCACGGTGATCAGCGCGTCCACGTCGGAGCCTGCGAGGTCGGCCAGCCGCACGCCGCGCAGCGCGCCCGCGTTGGGTTTAATCAGCTCCAGCTGCGTGATGTCGGACTCGCCGCGCTTCAAGGGAAATTCCAGTACCACGACGTTTTCTTTCTGTTCCATGTTGTCTGTCTCTATGTTCAGTTGATTACTGGCCAGCGGCGGGCGCTGGCGTCGGGTTTACATCAGGCCGATGTTTTTGCGGCGCTGCTCCAGCCGGTCAACGCCGCCGACCTTCTCCACCATGTTGATGGTGTCGATTTCAATCAGCTCTTTGCCGTTCCACGTCAGTTTGAAATAGGTGTTTTTGGTGGTGATTTTGGTTTCGGTATCCTCGCCGGTTTTGGCCTCGCCAAAGTCAAACGCCTGATGCCGTCCGCGCACCTCGATCTCGACGGCAATTTCCTCGCCGGTGTCGTCGCGCTGGTAGGAGCCGGTAAAGCGCAGCGGCACGTTAGCCGAGGCGCCCCACTGCGTCAGCACCAGGTCGTCCATGCCGCCGATGCTCCATTCCATATCCAGCGCGTCGTCGTCCAGGCCGTTATCGATGTGCGCGGCGCCGTTCATGCCGCCCCCCCGGAACGGGTCGAGCTTGCGCGACAGCTTCGGCAGGGTCACGGCGGTGACCACGCCCTGATAGCTGTTCGAGTCGTTGAAAAGGTTCATTGCCTTCAGTTTTCTTGGCAGTGCCATTTATCCGGCTCCTCAGCTGTTAACGGATGCGGCGAAGGTCGCCAGGTATTTGTCGGTGATGCGCTGGCGCAGGGTCAGGTCTTCCAGCGGCGGCACCGGCGTGTAGTCGTAGTCAATCGACAGCCTGCCCGCCTTCAGCGTGTCCTTGTCGTTGGCCGTGTCGTCGTACCAGCAGGACGCGCCCAGCAGATAACCGGCGCTGACCAGCTCGCGGAATTTGGCGTTGATACCCGCGATAATCTCGCGCACCAGTACCGGCGTCAGCGGCCTGTCGTTCGCCCACATGTGCGCCTCCGCCATCGTGTCGGCCAGCACCTGCGCCGTGCGGGTGTAGTTCTCAAACTGAAACAGCGGATCGTCGCTGCAGGTGCGGTTGCCCCAGAAGCGGAAGCCGTCCTTACGGATAAGGGTGGTGACGCACGCCTGATTGAGCAGGTCGGCGTCGGTGCCGGTCTGCTGCAAATCCCAGAACACGCCCGCCGAAATGCCGGTGACGCCGTTCACGCCGACGTTGGACAGGGTTTTGTGCCAGCCGGTGTCGTTGTCGATTCTGGCGCGCAGGCCGAGCGCACGCGCCGTGGCGTATGCGGTTTCGGATTGGTTGGCCGTGGTGTTCCAGGCGAGGAAGTCCGGCCAGACAACCATCAGCTCGCGCTGGCTGAAGTTGTCGCGGTATTTCATGGCGTCGGAAATGGTTTTGCAGTTCCAGGCGGAGACGTAGGCAAAGGCGCGCAGCTGCTGCGCGATGCTGGCCAGCGACGTCGCCACCTCCAGCGAATCCAGCCCCGGCACGCCGAGAATGCGCGGCTTGACGTCGAGCTGCGTCTGCGCGGAAAGCAGCGCCTTCATGCCGGTGTACTGGCCGTTCTCGTCGGTGGTGCCGATGATGTTGGAAATGGTCTCCGCGTCGGTGGCGCCTTCGGCCACGCGCACCACCACGGTCACGGGTTTGGCCTGGTCAGCGATGGCCTGCAGGGCGCTGGCCAGCGTGCCTTTTTTACCGGCCCTGCCGATGGCCGACAGCACGTTGGTCAGCAGCACCGGCGTGTTGAGCGGGAACGCCGCGGCGTCGGCATCATCTGCAGTGCAGACCATGCCAACGATGGCGGTTGAGACGGTGGAAATGGTGCGCGTGCCGTCGTTGATTTCGACGACACGGACACCGTGATGATAATCAGACATCTGATGCACTCCGTGTTATGGGTGCGCTCAGATTGTCAGCTCAGGGAAAGGGATGCATGCGCTTGCGGTTTGCTGAGTGATGGCACAACAAACTCATTGCCTGTACATCATTCAGTGGCTTAAATAGCTGGCTTATAACACAAAGATGCTGAGTGAGGCCTTTATGCAGATCGAAGAGCATGATTATTATTTTACACGCGGCAGCGACGTAATAAGGGATGGCATGTTTTTGGAAGTATCACGGGACGCAGAAAGTGGAACTGAGCTGGTTGCAGAAGTATTTTTTTCAGATATCACGCTTAACTACACGCTGACTTGCTTTATGGAAGACGTTCCACTGGAGCTTATTGAGGAGCTGATCAGGCAGGCCAAAATTCGGCTTCCCCCGGTTAATGAGAGCAATGGTTAATCTGCAAATTAAGCTACCCCCTTCTAAAAGGGGGATAGATTTACGCAGGCAATGCTGGCCAGTTGATGTTGGGGGCACCTGATATATCTGTTGTCTGTACCGCCTGAATATATTTCATCCATGCGGTCAGCGAGGCTTTATCGTCGTCGGTGATCATGTCGAGGCGCAGCTGCGTCTGCCATGCCTGGGTCACACTATTCGCTTCGTTAATCAGCGCTGCCTGCTGTTTCTCTGCGGCTTCAATATCTGCCGCATTCTGTGCAGCTGCATCCGTCACCCATTTGCTGCCGTCCCAATTATCCCAGGCGGTAGCCGGTTTCAGCGGGGTGGTGTCGGCAGGATAGTCACCCGGCTCCGTCAGTAATACGGGCGAACCGTCGGCGATTGCGTAGACCGTTTCGCCCCGGTGATCGGCGACGACCAACCACCTGCCATCGCGGTAAATTGCCACGCTGCCAGTTTTACCGGCAGGCGGCGCAACGGTACAGGCACTCCCCGGCAGGCCAACTCCCTGCATAAGATACTCATCAGACGCGCCGGTAAACTCACCGCTTTTGCCGTCAAAGTTATAAACCGTCAGCGTGCCGGCCGATGTTGCCAGCCCGTTTTTATCAAGCGTTACCTTTGTCATTATGCTGCTCTCACAATGTAGTTTAATGCCACGTTACGTGGCCTAAATTCGCTTGCGGTAGGCACCTGTCGGGACGCGTCCATTACGGATGTCATACCTTGGGTAGCGGGAACCCCGGCCTGAGGAGCAAGAACAGTACCCGGGTCTAATGCTAAGTTGAAGAAAACACCTGACGAATTGCCGCGAAATGCGTAGAAGTTTGATCCCATCACTTGCCCCGTCAGGTTGCGCATCGCATCTCCCTGCGTGGTGCCGATTCCGCGTCCTGCATCTGCCCCGCGCGCATCATCCCATCCGCGAATAAACTCACCGCGCAAATCAAGTAGTTTCAGAGCCGGATAAACTTTTGCCAGTACGGGGTAAGCCGTCGCGCTGAATGATGCACCGTTGCATTTCAGCCAGCCCTCCGGGGGCTTCGCCGTTGGCCACGGGACAGGGACGCCAACAGGTACGGCAGAGCCTTCGCCTAAACCAAGGTTTTTGAGAAGTTCAGCAACCAGCCCGGCATCCCTGATTTCGGCCAGCGCGCTGGCCGTCTGCAGGTACTGGCCGTGCGGATTGTCTGCGGCAACATGTTTACCCATCAGACTGTCGGCGTAGTCCTTCACCTCGATCACGGCATTGTCCACGTATTTACGCGTTGCCAGCACCACGGACGGGTCGATTTTAAGCGTCACGGCGGTGGTGCTGTTCACGATGAGGATCATGCGCACGGTCTGCGTGCGGCCGCTGCCCTCCTGCAGCTGCGGCTTGTAGGTCTCCGCGCAGTTGGCCACCGCAAGCAGCACGCCGTCGGCATCAAACAGACCGATTTCGCGTATCCAGAAACCACCCTCACTTTCGGGAATAATCTGCTCGGCAATAATCTGGCTGCTGTTGGCGGCATCCACCGTCAGCGAGTTAAGTGGCGCCCGGCGCTTTTCACCGATGAGCCTGGTCTGCGAGGCGTCAGGCGTGGGCAGCGTGCCGCCGCCGTCGCCCAGGGCCATTTCGGTGATCTGCAGCTTTGTGCCGAGCGCGGTGGCGTTGGCCAGCTTCGCGGCGCCCTGGCTGGTCAGCAGGGCAAAGTATTTAGTCGTCATGCTCTCACTTCCGTCAGGTCAATAAGATGGACCGCCGCGCCGGTATAACCGGAGCCGCCAGCGGTGATGATTTCGGGCGTGTACGGGTAAACGGTCAGCTCGTCGCCGCTGTAGCAGGCGGCGGCCGTCGGCAGCCCGCCGGTGGAATCAAGATTGATGGACAGGCCGATAAGGTGGCGACTGCACGGCCTGGCATCTGCTATCAGCCGCTCCAGCTCGTTATACATCTCTTCGGTAATGCCGGTATCCAGCACGCCCACGTCCAGGCGAAACGTGCCGGGCACGTCGTCGGTTTTCCACCATTCAATAATGCGGATAAGGTAGCCGAGCGGCTCCACCACGCGCCGGATTGAGCCGATGGTGCCCTTGTGCCGGTGAACGTATTCCGACGCGGCCACCACGGCGCGTTTGGTGCTTTCGCTCCAGCCGGAATCCCAGCGGTCAACCGACCACGCCCACGCCAGATACGGCAGCAGCTCCGCCGGGCAGTCCTGTGCGCTCCAGAGCCTGCGCAGTGGCACGGGAAGTGTTTCAATCATGGCGCAGGCTTCGGCGGCGGCTACCTCCAGCGCCGACGAGCCAGCCGGCAGCAGGCGATCACTCATCCGAACCCCCGACCACGATGCGGTAGCCGGTGCAGTATGCGGCCTGCGTTTTATCCAGCACCACATCCTGAGCGGGTGCTGCCAGCTCGACGCGCTGTACGCCCTCAACGTGCAGCGCGGCATACAGCGCCGACCGGCGGATGTCACGGCCTAGCCGGGCCTGCGCCGTCACGAACGCGGCAAGCCTGGCTTCTGCGGCGGCGCGCACCGGCTCCGCCTCCGGTCCGGGATACAGGTAAAGCGTCGCGTCAATCGCATAGTCCACGATAGCAGCCGACTGCACGGTGACGCGGTCGGCAACCGGCCGCACGTCCTCATCGTTCAGCACGCTGTCCACCGCGGCCAGCAGGTCAGCGGCGGCAACGCCGTTGCCCTCACGCGACAGCACGGTAATGGTGACGCAGGCGGGCGACGGGCTGATGGCCGAGGCATCCGCCACGCGGCCGTCGGCGCTTTTCGCGTGATACTCATAGGCGCCGGTCGGCCCGGCCACGCTTAAGCCTTCAAACGCGGCGGCGATGCGCATGCGAAAATCATCGTTGCTTTCCATCACGGCGGCGACGGGCGGAATGGCCGACGCGTCGCCGGGCGTCAGCGTCAGGCGGGTTACGCCGTTATTGGCCCCGAGCTGGTCCAGATCGCCGTCGCGCGCCCACGCCACCATGACGGCTTTGGCCGCCTCGTTGATGCGCTGGCGCAGGATTACCTCACGATAGGCGTTCTCCTGCAGCAGCTTCACCACCGGCTCGGACTCCAGCGCCAGCGTGCGCACAATGGCGTCCTGCCGGTCAGCCGGATAAAGTGAAATCAGCGTGGCCTTGCGCTCGGCCAGCAGGGTTTCATAGTCCAGCGTTTCCACCACGTCGGGCGCGGGCAGCTGGCTCAGGTCGATAGTTGCCATAGTTTCAGCTCACAGGAACGGTCAGGGAAAAATCCTGCGCGGTGTCGGTGCGGCTGCCGGTGATTTCCACCACCATGCCGCCGTCAAACGCGGATTCGTAACGGATGCCGGTCAGCTTCAGGCGCGGCTCCCACTGCAAGATCGCCATGTAGCAGGCCGACATAATCTGCAGGCGCAGCGCCGTATTCTGCGGCTGGTCGATAAGGGCGGACAGCAGCGAGCCATAGCTGCGGCGCATTACCCTGGTGCCAACCGGCGTCAGGAGAATGTCGCGCACCGACTGCCGGATATGGTCAAGGTCTGACACCGCCGCACCGGTCTCGCGACTCATACCGGTATATTTAGCGGTCATAGCGGCCCCCCCGTCTGGCCACCGCTGTCGCCAGGGTGTTTATGGGTGTGCAGCACCGTGCCGTTGGATGAGAGGCTGCCGCCGCTGTGCGTGATGTCGCCGTACATCTTGCCGCCTTCGGTGACTTCGAGCGTGGCGGTTTTCAGAAGCTCGGTGCACTCCACCTCCGGCGAGTCGAGCAGGATTTTTACGGCGGCTTTGATGGTTGCGGTCTGGATGCCTTCCGCCTTCAGCGCGCCCGTTTCCGGCTCGTACTCGATTACCGCGCCGTCCGGGAAAGACCAGTGCAGCGCATCAGCCGAGGCTGACGGCGCCGGATTGTTGTCAGAAAAAATGCCGGGTAATACAAAGCCGGTATCCAGCTCTCCACCAATGCACAGGACAAGCACCTGCTCACCGATCGATGGCGCATTCCAGGAGCATGTCTTACCGGCACGGGCGGTCAGCCAGTGCAGCCAGGTTGTGGTGTTATTTCCCGTCGCCACGCGGCAGGTGCCGTCGGTGAGATTTACCTCGGCGACGGTGCCAATGCGGATCAGGTTGCGCAGCAAGCGCAGGATTTCTGGGAGTTGTTCGTTCATGATTTAGATTTTATTTTTCTTACGAGCTAAAGCTAACTGAACCTGTTTGCCTGATGATGAGCAAGCACACAACACAATGACAAATTGCTTGAATTAAAATCAGCAGAGAAGTAAATTGCTTATAAGATTATTCTTAAACAAGGAGCGACCATGAATATAATTTCAATTTTCAATAATAAAGGTGGAGTTGGAAAATCAACGTTAACCTACCATTTAGGCTCAGCATTAAGTGAGATGGGAAAGAAAGTTTTATTAGTTGATTTAGATCCGCAGTCAAATTTAACTTTATATGGCCTTTCCGAACCTGAATTGGAATCAATTTGGGAAAAGGAAGATGCTTTTATAGATGATTTCTCTTCAGCAAAAAAATCTATGTCGCCAAAGGATTTCGAAAACTATCAAAAAAGCTTTCACTCGATACACTATCTTCTTAAACCAGTTGAGGACGGTGAGTCGGATGAAACTCACCTGGCTGCTCCGGTCATGCTTAATGATAATCTCGGACTTTTGCCGGGGCGTCTTACATTGCACATGTTTGAAAGCAAAATAGCTAAACAATGGAGTGAAGCATTTTTAGGTGAACCGCAAGCAATTAGAACTGTTACAGCCATAAGAAAAAAATGTGAGGACTATGCAAAGGAATTTAATTTTGAAATAGTTCTGATAGACACATCACCAAGTTTAAGTGCCTTAAATAAGGTTATAATATCGACATCGGATTGTTTCATAATCCCCTGCGCCCCAGATATGTTTTCAGACTATGGGATAAGAAACATAGGCAACTCTTTAAAGGTTTGGAGCAAAGAACTGCAAACTATGATCTCTTTATTAAATGATACTAAGAGAGATTATTTCCCCAAAAAATTTGTCAAACTATTAGGCTATACAATTTATAACGCAAGAAAACGTTCAGATGCTCAGAACGGTTTGAAAATAGCGGCGGCCCATGCTAATCATGCAAAAAAACTTCCAGAAACCATTAAGAATTTCGTTCCAGAAGAATGCTATGATTTTTTAGCTGATGATGCTATATTTAAATCTATCGGTGAAAACGCTCTCATCCATAGCCATAACACATATCCTGCAAGCTCTCAAAAATATAAGCTCCCTATGTGGAAAGTTCCGGAAAGCCCTATGCTTGATGATAGTGATATTGGTACTATTAAAGCATCTGCAAAAGATTATAGAGCGACGAGAGATAGCTATATTAGTTTTGCGGAGGATGTATTAAAAAGATTGGAGGCGTTGAAATGAATGACTTAAACGCACCACATATAAATAATTGCATTGACCATATAAACAATAACATTCATCTTTATGAGCTATTTAATGACAAAATAATATCCATAATAACTCGTGATAAAAGATTAAAGAGTCTGATTCATAGCTTTAAAAATAGATTTAAAGATGAGCAGCACCTACGGAAGAAAATAATAAGAAAGAACTTAGAGGATCTAGAGCGCCCTGTTGAAGAACAGGTTGGTCCAATTACACCTCAAAATATCATGAATCGCATTACAGACATTTGCGGTGTTAGGGTTATACATCTTTATCAAGCCCAATTTGACGGCATTCATCAAGCCATAATGGATTATGTAGGACAGGGCGAGATATTTTTGTACGAACAACCCAAAGCATACACTTGGGATCCGGAGTACAGAGAGTCTTTCAGCGCATTAGGTTTGAACTCTATACTGCGCGGGAGTTTATACACAAGCGTTCATTATGTAGTCAGACCTAGGGCGGATAGTGATGTTACTTGTGAAATACAAGTTAGAACATTATTTGAAGAGGCCTGGGGCGAGATTGATCACACTTTAAATTATCCGACTGAAACTAATAATGTTGCAGTCCAAGAGCAGTTAAAAGTTTTAGCTAGAATTGTAGGTGCAGGAACAAGATTATCTAATGCCATTTTTAAGACATCTGAAGCAAGCTAGACCACCAATAAGGCACCATCCGGTGCCTTAATTTTTCATTAATGCCATAAGTAATAACTCTTCAATAGTTAATCTATCCATTTCATTTAATCCCAGCAACGGCCGCTCATCATATGGCACCTCTTTCGCACCGCGTGCCGGGCGGTCGCGCAGCCCGTAATGATGCACCCGCGCCATGCGCTGTACCTTGCCAACAAACTCCACGCTGGCCTCGCTGTTGGTGGCTTTTGCCTTCATGTACTTCGCGGTGCGCAGCTTCACGAACATCTCACGCTTTACCCGACCTTTTTTCTTCCGTACCGGCTCCGCACGCCGGGGCTTGAACGGCGTGCCGTCCGGCGCCTGCTGGCGTTTGATGTTCTGTTGCTGGCTGGCGCGCAGGCGTTTTGCAATGGCTCTGGCCATCTCCTTTTGCGCGGGCGGCTCAAGGTTGTTAATCAGGGCGCCCAGCCGTTCGGCAAAGCTCTCCAGCGGCCTCATGGCTGCCGCTCGCTGACCAGCTCACCCTTAACGAACAGCCGGAGCGGCCGCGCATCATCAACCGGCGCCGGGTTCTCGTTCAGGTGGGTGACGTGCAGGGCGCCGCCCTCCTGCTTCACCAGCACGCGCTCGGTCAGCTGCAGGTCAATGCTGATGTCGCACAGCGTGTCGCTGATGATGTCCGCCTTGAAGGTGAAGCCGGTGCGGCGCTTCTCCTCCGTGGCCATGATGTCGGGCTGGTTTTCGCGCAGCCAGGCCAGCACCGGCACCATCACCAGGTCGATGTCGTCGCCGTAGTCGGTGATCACCAGGTTCAGCTGATACTGGTACTCAAACGACAGCGAGCTGGCCAGCGTCGAGGCCAGCCGCCCGGCGTCGATAAACATGTTCAGGCTGTCAGGGTTTCGCTGCAGCAGCGGCACGCTGTCGGTCAGCGCCCGGCGCAGCTGGTTCGGTTTCAGCATCGTGTTCCTCCTGGCATTCCCTGATGATTTCCACCTGCAGCCCGCACGACGCGAGCGCGGCCTCCAGCTGCCGGTTATCCGCCGCCAGATCGCCCTGCGTCAGCAGGCTGTTTCCCGGCAGCGGGCAGCTTGTCACGCGTGCACAGCCAGTCCAGATAATCGCGGGCGTTGCTGAAGGCGGGACGGCCGTGCAGCCGGATAACGTCAGCAGGCAGGGCAGCAGCAGTCCAGTTACGTAAAGCCGGATTGGCATCGGTTTCCCTCTGTATGGTCAGTTCACGGTTCAGCGCGCCGGTGCTGGCGCGCCCCTGCTGCAGGCGCAGCGTGGCCTCGCGTTTCTGGCTGGCCTTCGCGTCGGCGTTCAGCCGGGCTATGGTCCTGTCCCGGCTCTCAATGCCCGCCGACAGCGTGCCGATGATGCGCTGCGCGTCGCCGAGTTCGCCCGTTACGGCGCCGAGCCGCCAGCCGGTCAGGCAGAGCGCGGCGAGCAGCACGGCCAGCACGGTCACAAACAGGCGCATCACGCCGCCCCCTTGAGGCACCAGGCCATTTCACGCTGGCGCCGGTTATCCAGCCCCGGCGTGAACGCGCCTTTCACGTACACCCAGCGCGGCAGCTGCAGGCAGGCGGCGCGCCACTGGCCGCGGTTGATAAAGGTCGCCAGCGTCGAGGCGCAGGCGGCGCGCACGCCGACGTTGAAGGCAAACGACACCACCGCGTCGTACACCTGCGGCGGCATGTCGCGGCGCATGCAGGCGTCAATCCCGCGTTCGACGCGCATCACGTCGTACGCCAGGTTTACCGCCGCCTGCCTTTCGGTTATCCGGCTGTGCGGCGTGACGCCTGCGGTGTGCCCGATGCCGCTGGTCCACACTCCGGCGCTGCACTGATAGGCCGAGGTGCGGCACCCCTCGGCGTCGGCGATCAGCTGCAGCCCGGCCTCCGAGGTGCGCAGGGTTTTAAACTGCGGCAGCAGCGCGGCGATGGCCAGCACGGCGGCGACGGCACAGCGCTTAGCGGTCTGGCTCAAGGTTCACCCCCTGCGTACTCCGGCGCTGCAGCTCAAAGGTCTTGCGGCGGTAGTGCCAGTTGATAAAGAACGTGGCCACGTTGGTGACCAGCGTCACCACGGCCACGCCGGAACCGACCATAAAGGCGATGTCCTGCGGCGTGTGGCGGCCGAACCACATCAGAACGAGGCCAATCAGGTAGTTAATCAGCGAGCTGACTTTCTCCATTTTCATTAGTCCCACAGGTTAACGGTTTCAGCCGCCGGGGCGTCCGGCAGGTCGTGCAGCGTCACTCCGCAGCCGTGAGGCAGCACGGCGCCGCTTTCTGCCAGCCCCGGATTGGCCGCGTAGACCCGCTCGACCACCTGCTGCGTGCGCCCGTAATGGCGCCAGCAGATGTCGTCCACGGTGTCACCCTGCTGCGCGATAACCCTCATCACAGCAGGCTCACGATGCAGCCCGGCCGGTCGCCGATGCGGCTGATGCTGAAGCGGGCGTCGCGCCAGTATTCGTCGGCGCTGGCCTCCACCTCTCCGGCCTTTTTGCCGCCGCTGGCGTCATAGCCGCGGTAGCGCTCGACGATTTCCGCCGAGGTGAGGGCGCCGACGGCGGCGAGGTAGTGCGATATTTTTTCGCTCTCGCCGTCGAGGCGCTCCGCGGGCACCTCGGCCAGCGTCCCGAAGCCCGCCGCCATCTGCGCGGCGCGCCAGTCGTACAGCTCGGCGTTCACTTCTGAAATCGCCGTTTTCACCGCGAGGCGCAGGCGCTGCGCGGTCACGGTGCCCTCATAGCGCAGCGACTCCCTGAGCTGCTGAAGGTCGACGTCAGGCCAGAAAAACGTGTTCTTTACCGGCGGCTCGGCGCTTTCTGCCGGTCGCGGGGCGGGGATAACTACCGTTGCGTTCATAGTTGGCCTTTGAATAGGTGGGCGGTGGAGGACGACGCAGACGCTGAAAGCGCATTGCCGTCCTGCCGCCCGGCGCGGGGCGCGTTCTGTCAGCGGCGGGCTGCTGCCTGTTTTTTCATTTCAGTGGCCAGCCGCTCTATGTCCTTGACGACGCCGCAGCGGTCATGCAGCTGCAGCGCCCGTGTTAAGTGGCTCATCGCCTCCTGAGTCCTGCCCGCATCGCGAAGCGCATACCCGGTGATTTTGTGCAGCTTGGCGCGCACCTGGTCCGGCATGTCTTCGGATTCCGTCAGCGCAAGGGTGGCCAGCAGCGGCTCAATATCGACCGGCGCCTTTGCCGTCCAGGCGCGGGTCGCGGCGCTGGCCACCTCCTCGGCGAGCAGGTAGGCCGTGGCGTCACGCTTAAAGCCGTCGGGCGGCACCAGCCCGTGCGTCAGGGCGTACCGGGCAATCTCCAGCGCGCCCGGCACGTCGCCCGCGTCCAGCCGCCAGATCATGACGGTCATCAGCACGGCGTCCTGTGCGCCCCTGCCCCGGCTCAGCACGCCCGACACCCACGGCAGGTACTCCGGCAGCATCTGCTGCTTGAGTTCCGCCTTGCGCTCGGTTGAGCGCACCTTTTTCAGGCGGCGCCTGTCGTCGTTGAGCTTCATCAGCATCAGCTCGTAGCCGCTGGCGTGGCGCAGCGGGTTGTCGGCCTTCTGCGAGGCATCAATGGCCTGCTGGCGCATGCGGTGACGTCGGGCAGGACTCAACATGCGTTACGCCTCCGGGGTGGCCGCTTGTGGCGCCTTCACGGTCGTGAAGTCACCCAGCACGATATTTTCAATCAGGCATCCGGCCGCGTAGTCCTCGATCACGTAGTCCTCGTTAATCGATTCGTAGTTTTCGATGCGGTCGCGCTTCGGCACCTCGTCGATCATCCGGCGGTGGGTGCCCTCCTGGAAATAAATCGACAGGTTATCGAGACGGGTAACCATCAGGGCGTCGGCCGGGAAGTACGGCACGCGCACCGCGGGCAGGTTGCCGATGCGCTTCTGGCTGATGATCAGGTCGGCGGCCAGCGCCTCGGTGTTCGCCTGAGACTGATTGACCAGCGGGAAGTACTTGTCGGCCAGCAGCTGACGGCCGCAGATCACAACCAGCTCCGGGTCTTCCTGATACCACGGCTCAATCAGGGTGTTGGTGCTGTCCATCACCAGCGCGTCGAGGTTGGCGTAGTCGCCGCCCCTGCCGATGCGGACCGTCTCCGAGACCACGCTGCCGTCGTCGGCCAGCACCCTGCTCAGCACGCGTTCCGGGGCGTGGTCGCGGTACTTCTGCAGCCAGCCCACGGCCACGTCCTGCAGCATCGGATACTTGGCGCGGTTTGAGGTTTTGGCGCGCTGCACGCCGTTAAAGCCGATCATGATGCGGTCAAGGCTCTGCCGCTTCACGATGGCGTCGCGCAGGCGGCTCTGAAAGTCCTCATAGCGCGCCCACAGGTCGAGCGTGTTGTAGCGAATGTGAAAGTCGTAGTTGACCTGCACGCACTCGTAGCCGTTGCTGTCCAGCGCAGCAAAGTCGGCGGTTTCGCGCTCGTCGCCGCCCGCCGTGTCGGTGGTGCTGGCAATCGAGCCGCTCACGCCGATGCCGATTTTCTCGCCCTTCATTTCGGAGACCGGCACGACGTTGATGCGGGTCAGGAAGTCGGACGACTCCTGCACGCGGTTCATCAGCGTCTGCGTCACCGACGGCTCGACGGTGAATTTCTTGTTCATGTCGTCGGCCTCAATGCCGTTCAGCTCGGCGAGGCGGGACATAAAGGCGTTAAATTTAAAGCGGGTGTTCTTACGCATGTTAGGGCGTTCCTGTTCTGTGGAGGTGTGGTTTCAGGCGGCGCCTGATTAGCAGTCGGTCTGCGTCCCGGCCTTCGGGTCGCTGCCGGTTGCGGCCGGTCGGCGGCTGAAGCTGCCGTCGGTGGTTTCGAGCTGGCCCTGCAGCGCGGCAAACGCGGCGCGGTCTTCCCCGGCCTGCTGCTCGATGGCCTCAAGGCGTCCGGTCAGTGCGCTTTCCAGCGCGGACAGCTTTTGCGCCTGGCTCTCCGCGTTCAGCTGCACCTGCTCCGCCACGGCCGTCACCGCCGCGCCAACGTCGGCAAACTGCTCGCCGCTGGCCTTTTTCTGGCCGGTGAACATGGCGGAAATGCGCGCCAGCAGGGACGGCGCCGGGTCGGCCACGTCCTCAAACTCGATCACGGTCTCTTCGGCGGCGGTGAACAGGTTGCCCCTGTCCTGCTTGCGGGACGCCAGCGGGTTAGCCTTTGCGGTGGCGCTGAAGCTCAGAATTTCGGTGCCGAGGCTCGCCGGGTCGTCGGTCACGGCGAGGCCAACCAGGTACGCCTCGCCGGTGTCGGCAAACGTCGGGTTGACCTCAATCGAGGTGTAAATTTTCTGGCGGGACCGGGTCAGCTCCACCAGTTCCGGCGTCGGGTCAATCCAGCCGAAAAGCGCCAGCTTTCCCTTCAGCGCACCGTCGGCAATTTCCTCAGCCTCAACGGCGGTCACGTCGCCAAAGCGGCGGAAGGTGCTGTCGGCGGCGTAGCCGCGGATGTGCTCCATGTTGATGCGGGCGCCGTAAACCGCAGGGTCGTAGTTCGCGGCCATCTGCGAGATCCAGTCGCGCGAAATCTCGCGGCCGTCGGTGGTTGCGCCTTCAACTGCGATGCGAAAACGCTTTGCTTTAGTTGCCATTAATCAGGCTCCGGTCAGTGGGTTGGTTCAGGTCGGGGCCAGTTTCTCCGCCCCGCTCCTTTCCCTCAACGAAAGCCAGCCCGCTCAGCCCTCAGCAAACAGGGACCGCGGGCGCGGCGTTTTGGCCACCGGTAGCCTTATGGCCATGAACATGACACCGACAACCACCATCAGCGATCCGCGCCGTCAGGCCGCGCTGCTTTACTGGCAGGGATATTCCGTGCGCCAGATTGCGGAGACGCTCAAACAGAAAACGCCGACCGTGCAGAGCTGGAAGCTGCGCGACGCGTGGGACGACGTTGCGCCCATCAGTCGCGTGGAGTTCAGCCTGGAGGCGCGGCTTACGCAGCTCATTCTTAAGGACGTCAAGGGGGGAAGTGACTACAAGGAGATCGACCTGCTCGGCCGACAGATTGAGCGGCTGGCCCGCGTGGAGCGCTACCGCAGCTCGGGCAACGAGGCGGATTTAAATCCCAACGTGCGCAACCGCAACCGGGGCGAGCGCCAGCCGGTCGTGAAAAACGAGTTCAGCGAGGAGCAGACCGCCAGGCTGACCGGGCTGTTTATGGACGCCTGCTTTGAGTACCAGCTCAACTGGCACCGCGCCGGGCTGGCGCACCGCATCCGCAACATCCTCAAGTCGCGCCAGATTGGGGCCACGTTCTACTTTGCCCGCGAGGCGCTGATTGATGCGCTGACCACCGGCCGCAACCAGATATTTCTCTCCGCCAGCAAGGCGCAGGCGCACGTCTTTAAAAACTACATCATCGACTTTGCCCGGCAGGTTGACGTTGACCTGAAGGGCGATCCGATTGTGCTGCCGAACGGCGCCCGCCTGATATTTCTCGGCACCAACGTGCGCACCGCGCAGAGCTACACCGGCAACCTGTACCTAGATGAATATTTCTGGATACCGAAGTTTCAGGAGCTGCGCAAGGTGGCCAGCGGCATGTCGCTGCACAAGAAGTGGCGCACCACCTATTTTTCCACCCCGTCGAGCCTGTCGCACAGCGCCTATCCGTTCTGGTCGGGCGCGCTGTTTAACAAGGGGCGCAGCAGTAAGGAAGACCGGATCGAAATTGACCTGTCGCACTCGCACCTGGCGAAAGGCGCGCTGTGCGACGACGGCCAGTGGCGCCAGATTGTCACGGTCGAGGACGCGCTGACCGGCGGCTGTAACCTGTTTGACATTAACCAGCTGCAGCTTGAGTACGGCCCGTCGGAGTACGACAACCTGCTGATGTGCGAGTTTGTGGACGACGAGGCGAGCGTGTTCCCGTTCAAAGAGCTGCAGACCTGCATGATCGACAGCCTGGAGGAGTGGGAAGACTTCAATCCGTACGCCCTGCGCCCGTTTGAGTACCGGCCGGTGTGGATTGGTTACGATCCGTCACACACCGGGGACAGCGCGGGCTGCGCCGTAATTGCGCCGCCGGTCGTGGCGGGCGGCAAGTTTCGCGTGCTGGAGCGCCATCAGTGGCGCGGCATGGACTTCGCCGCGCAGGCGAAATCGATTGAGGAGCTGACGCGCAAGTACACCGTGGAGTATATCGGCGTGGACGCCACCGGCATCGGCCAGGGCGTTTTTCAGCTGGTCCGCCAGTTCTTCCCTGCCGCACGGGAAATCCGCTATTCGCCCGAGGTGAAGACCGCGATGGTGCTGAAGGCAAAGGACACCATCGGCAGCGGCCGCCTGGAGTACGACGCCGGGCACACCGACATCACGCAGTCGTTTATGGCCATTCGCAAGACCATGACCGCCAGCGGCAACCGCTCCACCTATGAGGCCAGCCGCAGCGAGGACGCCAGCCACGCCGACGTCGCCTGGGCGATTATGCACGCCCTACTCAATGAACCGCTGACCGCCGCCAGCGGCGGCGCCAACCCTTCAATTCTGGAATTTTACTGATGAGCAAACGCAGCCGGAAGGCATACAAAGCACAACCCCAGTCCGCACACCCCGTCGCGCCGCAGCCGGTCGAGGCGTTCACCTTCGGCGAGCCGACGCCGGTCATGGATAAGCGCGACATTCTGGATTACGCGGAGTGCATCGGCAACGGCCGCTGGTACGAGCCGCCGGTCAGTTTTCACGGGCTGGCCAAGAGCCTGCGATCGGCCGTTCATCACAGCTCGCCGATTTACGTGAAGCGCAATATTCTGGCCTCAACGTTTATCCCCCACCCGATAATGAGCCAGCAGGAGTTCAGCAAGTTCGCGCTGGATTACCTGGTGTTTGGCAACGCCTTTGCCGAGCTGCGCCGCAATGGCCTCGGCAGGCCGCTCCGGCTGGAGACCACCCCCGCCAAGTTTACCCGCAAGGGGGTTGAGGATGGCGTGTACTGGTTCGTGAACGACTGGAAGGAGCCGCACGAGTTTGCGGCCGGCAGCGTGTTCCACCTTATCGAACCGGACATTAATCAGGAGCTGTACGGCCTGCCGGAATACCTTAGCGCGCTTAACTCCGCCTGGCTGAATGAGGCGGCGACGCTGTTTCGCCGCAAGTATTACCAGAACGGGGCGCACGCGGGTTATATCCTCTACATGACCGACGCGGCGCAGAGCAGCAGCGACGTGGATCGGATGCGTCAGGCAATGCGCGACACTAAAGGCCTGGGCAATTTCCGCAACCTGTTTATGTACGCCCCGAACGGCAAGCCGGACGGCATCAAAATCCTGCCGCTCAGCGAGGTGGCCACAAAGGATGATTTCTTTAACATCAAAAAATCCAGCCGGGACGATTTGCTAAGCGCGCACCGTGTGCCGCCTCAGATGATGGGGATTATCCCGGATAACTCAGGCGGCTTCGGGGATGTGGTGAAGGCGGCGCAGGTTTTTGTAAGAAACGAACTGACACCTCTGCAGGAGCGCCTGAAAGAGTTGAACAACTGGTTGGGCGAGGATGTGATCGCTTTCAGACCATATTCATTAGAGATAAATATGTCAAACTAATGATTAGAATCTTCATATTCAATGCACTATCAGCTTAAATTCAATAATTTTCTAAATGTTTTTACGTTCTGAAAATGAAAATTATTGGATAAGTTTAATCTTTTTAATAAAAACATTAATTTAATTCTGGCATAGTGAGCCAGAATTTTTAGTGTTTATTTATGCCAACCCTCGAATAAGATTAGCGCTAAATATTAGCGCTAGCTCATCAACGACAGTCATTAAACTCAAAAAATTTCTTCACATCAAATCATAGAATCTCAATAAAACCAAACGGATGCGGATCTTATTCATCCATATTAAGAAACCCTGCTCAGTGCTACGCTTACATCCATAGCCATACTTGTTATTATTTTCCAATCAAGTGGCCATTCAGCTTCAACCGCACTTTTTTTACGCCTAATCAACCAATAGACAAATATTATTACGCTCTGCATATAGAACTTGTTTTTTACAGACTTCTCTTTAATAACATCAACAAGGTATGAATTACCTGCAAGAAACCGTAACAAATCTTCTTCAAGCCTATCATTAATTAAATGCTTAAAGGCATCCAAAATAATAATTGTAGAATTTAGCTTAATAGGATCGAGGCCAATTACTTCGATAAAAATTGAGTCTAGAGTTGATTCAACATCCGAAACTTCTTTAGACTCTGTCTTTTTTACAACATCTAAGAAAAATTCATCAGCTGTTTCAATAAATGCCATTGTTTTAGCAACCGTACGAGCAACATCCGGTTCGACTAAGGTTTTCTTTTTATATATAGCATCATGTGTTAATTCCGCATAAGCATGCTGAAGTAAAGAGCGAACTTGAACTTCACAAGGTGTATTTTCTTTTATTACAACTTTATCAGCAACAATAGCTTGGCAATTTCTTATTATAAAATGATGTGATTGGTAGGTGAAAAGCATAGGGGATAAAATACGTTCTTCGTTATAATTTCTACATTGTATCGCATTCCAGCCCATGGTCTCAGAGACATGCATAATAACATCGCAAACTTTCTCTGCATCCGTCTGGAGCATCACAACAAAACGCACACCCACCTTATCTTCAATATCATCGTAAGGATCCTGATAGTTCTTATTACGATAAAAAGCTTTGTCAATAAGGGAATTGACGTCCTTTACACGGTGTTCCACCGGAATTTTAAGAAAATCTTTAAGATCAATATTTAGGTCAGTTCGAAGAGATAAAGATATTGAATCCGAAATAAGCTGCCCCCATGCATTATACATGGTTTTTTCAGCACACCAGCGTTCACGGAATTCAATCTCATTCATTATTGGTCTACAATCTCATCTTTAACAATAATTTTCGTCCAAGTAGATTTTTTCCCATTTGTATCAGGTTCCCCTATTACTGTTTCAATAGTGACAAACTCTTCAAATATCTCAGACGGTGCGCTAATACGAATATTCTTACTGAATTTTACACGTCTATTTTTCAATTTGCTAGTTATATACTCTATGTCTTTAATAAAAGGGGCAACTTGAAAATTAGCATCCTCAAGATGATTTCTAAAGTTATCAATATCATCTGTGGACATATATGCGCCAGCAAATGCCATGGGGTCTATTTTTTGAGATTTTCCTGATTTGAGTTGCGCATAGAGAACGTTGTGCAAATCACTACGCTCCTCGTTCGGAATATTCATTTTATTAATAAAACCACACGCAAGCTCAAAGTATGCTTTAGTTGTTCTGGCGCTTGATAATGGGTAATCGCACCCTAAAAATGTTTGATAAAAATACTGTGCGGCTGCTTTCCCGTCAGATTTGTCAATCTGATAATCTGATATGTGAACTATCCACTTTTGCGCAAGAGAGCTATCATTGTCTAAACCTTCTCTTTTAAAAAATCCTGCCGATTTGTAAAGCCTTGTTGATGGTGTAAGTAGGAGTTCCTTAACATGCTTGAGGGATATTATTCCAGTACTCGCATCCAGTTTTTTTTCATAACCACTATATAGATCAGCCTTTATAATACCAACAAAGGGTAATTTATTATACTGATATGTGGCGCTGAAAATGACAATTATGCCGCCAGATATTCCTCTGCGTGTCTGAGCCTTAGACAAATTCTTAGCAATTTCATAGCTGGTAGTAATGAAATTTTTTTCATCGCAGTCACATAGATTATCAATATAAAATGGCGTACCCCCACTTTTATTGTCTGTGATTACCATCTCAACTGCAGATGAGTCATAGCCGAGAGAGTTATAAATACGCTGCTTAAAGTCGCTCAATGCGTCATTATCGAACTTAATGAGTTCTGTACCTTTACCAGGAGGAATTTCTTTACCATCCTCTCCACGGGGAAATACTTGATGGATGGCAATTTTATCAATATTCAACTGTACAAAATTCATAAATAGGCTCTTAAATATCAGCAGGTTTTTGAGGAGCTTCAGAGGCAGCGCTATAAATTTGCGCCCAATTATCGGTATCTTGTTCCCAAACGGACTGGTAATTTTTAAAAAGTTCTCGCACTCTAGGTAAATGCTCTTCACCATCTTTTAAAATTCTCAGTTCATTTTCAATACGATACAAGCCAAATAACGTCGATTTTTGCCGCACGTAGAGTTTTTTATAATCAAAAACGACCATCCAGCCATTTACGAGCGTAAGTACTAAGCCTAGGCAAAGTGCTATATTCTTTTGAGCAACAGTATGTCCAGGCAAGTCTAAACCTACCGTAACAGTAATAGCTGCACTAAAAGCAATAGATCCCGCAGTAATCCATTGAAAAAAAAGCTTGTTTGATCTGCACTTAGGTTTGAGCTTTATGATCTTTTCACTGATCATTTCAAGCAGTATCGTTCTCTCTGATTTATTTGTCATAGCGTCCTGAATGAATATAAAACTTCCGTTGACTGGGTCAATATGAAAACGATTATGCCATTGATTTCAAATGATTATTTAAATTTCCCAGATGCGCATGAAGCTTAATCATCACTTCCGCTAATGAAACTGTCAATATTTATATCAGTAAATTCCTAAAAATCACCCTCATTTTGCTTATGACTTTATCTAAAATCCTCCTGTGCGCTTTCATTTTACTCAGCTCAGAGTACTTATGAACATACCTCCTCAGCGCGCAATGCTATCCCCGCCACGCCTGCCCGCTTTATGCATCGCTTTTCATGCAACTGCATGCCCTGCCCGGAGCCTTGCCAGCACTGACGTTTAAAGCGATTTGTGATCCTGTCTGGATCATGCAAAACCATGCACGCACATGCGCAGTCATCATATGAAAAAAGCCACCTCAAAAAGGTGGCCTCAGTCATACAAATCTCTAACGAAAGCAACTATTCGACATGGTAGAAAATCTTGTTCTGAAGGGTAGCCGTATCGATAGTTCCAGCCATATCACTAATCATCGACAGTGCCATTTTTAATTCATCTGATTTGCACTGCGCGACAAGTGATACATCCGCCACAAATTGAATACGTGCAATAGTCTCGCTTAGTTTATCAATATCCATCAGTTGGTTACCTCCTACCTGTAAATAATACTGTATATAACAACAGTATCACGCAGATTAGGAATCGTAAACATTCGTATGGTTCGGATTAGTCTGAACGCTTATTTGTTGAGCAGGCTTCGTTGTTGAGTGCCTGGCCGCCAGCGCCTGGAAACGCTCCAGCGGTGACGGTTTTAAGGGCTTGCCTCTGTATAGCTGACCACGGCTGCCGCTCCAGTACGTTTGCCCTCCAATTTTGACACCATGCCCACGCATCATGCGTGTTACTTCTCCGGCTGAAAGCCGCATACGTGAGATATCAAAGACAGTAGTTTGTAAGTTCTCCCCTGCTTCGTTGATTGTGGGCGGGCTCGTTGCTTTTTTATGAGTTGCGGGCTCTTTACTACGTATTCGCGACAGTAGTTTTCGCCGCTCTTTACGTGGTTGCGCCTTTGAAAAGTCGAATTCTGTACCTGGCTCATCGGCGGGCTTACCTGCTCCCGTACAGTTATTGACAGAACTCCAAGGGGACGCGGACGCGTCCCGAAGTTCAACACCCAAATCAACGGCACGCTTCGGCACAATCTTCCACTGTGCGAGGCGGGTTAAAATCGGGGTATCTTCACCAACAGACGTGGCATAAACGCCCTTGATGCGCACAGTCTCCTCGCCGTACTCGTTGCAGTCTTCGCTTGCCTGATACCAGGTGCGCACGGCCAGCTCATCACGTTTCACGAATGGGCCACCCTGCGCGTTGACGTATTCAGCCCACTGCCCGGCATCAGCGGCATCATGCACTGCTGCAAACTCAACACTCAGGCCATGAGCGGTTTCGCTGTCAGCCATGCGGCGCAGTTCACGATAAACTGTTACCGGCGCACCACCGACAAACTGAAACTGGCGTATGTGCCAGCGCGCCGCCCAGGCAGAAACGGCCGGGGCGGTTTCTTTCAGCTCTTTGCCGCTTTCATCGTCCAGCTCGCCGTCGAGTGCATAGCCGTCGATGTTCTTTGAAATGTATTTAGCTACGTAACCAGTGGCGCTGCCTTTCTGCGGATCGATGGCTTCAGCGTGAAAGCGCGCTTTTCTGGCTTTGTCTGTGGTCAGCTCATGGCCATCTTTTTCAAAAGCGTAAGCCTGGATGATGCTGCGCACGCGCTGCACATCTTCAGGGCGCATAAACATCAGCATATGCCAGTGCGGCGTGCCGTCATGGTGTGGCTCGGCAACACGAATGCCAAAGATGCGGATGTCTTCCCGGTGGAGCTTGGCGCGCACCTTCTGCCAGACGTTGCAAAGGTAACGCTGCGTTTCGGCCGGGCTGGCACCGTCCCATTTACGGTTACGGTGGCCGGTTTTGATTGTGGCGTGAAAGCGGGCTGGCGCCGTCAGCGTGTAGAACTCGCCAACAAATCCCATTTCATTGCAGATATTTTCAAAGCCACGGATGCGGGTCATCAACTCGCAGCGACGAATAGCCGGATTGGCCACGCTGCCGTCGTACTTCTCAATCAGGCTGATGCGGTTGCCATCCTCATCTTCAAGCTCCATGCCTTTGAGAAACTCGCGGGTACGGCGCTTTTGCTCGCGCCATTCAGATACGGTCATGTTGCTGGCGTAGGGAGTATGTTTCTTGCTGACGTTGGCCAAGGCAATCTGCAGGTGTTCACGCCACGATGCAGCGACGCGGCGCAGGCGCCCTTTCCACCATTTTTCTGTCTGCATACGCATGATCGCCGGGGTGACTTCTTCCGGGTCAAAAAGACGTGATGTAACTTTATCCCACAGAGGCGGTGTCTGGTTCAGTTCGCGGGTGATGGTTGCGGCGGCCATATAAACACGGTGCGTATATTTATAATCTGACTCATCGCTGGCCTGAGCATGGACCTGCACCATTTCCGCCAGGATAAAATTAGCAATATCGCCAGCCAGCAGATCCACATCTGCGCGAGCCATGTCAGGCAGCCGGTTATAACGCTTAATCAGCTCCCATAACATCGCTGCTGCATGAGCCGCACCTTGTGGTTTAGCCTGATTACCAGCAAGCATTGTTGCGATGCCGCGATTCATCTCATTAAGTCGGTATTGAGCGCTGACGCATTCAACTCGTGGCAATGTGCGCTCAACAAAGGTTTTTGCAAAGTACGCATTGGCACGGGCTATGCCGTTTGTTTTTTCCAGCTCGCTGATACGCCGTTTTACATCGAGTTGCACGATCGAAGGTTGTACAGCCAGCAGCTGCTGCGCATGCGACAAAGCCGCAATCATTTGATCGCGGCGACGCTGTTCGTCATAGGTAAGATAAGGACTGGCAATAGCTTCCCGTGGAATGTTCCACGGGTAAGCGTATTCTTGCTGGCTTTTAGTTTCAGATTTAGAGTGTCCTCTCTTATCATTTGAGAGAATGGACGATGCCTCAGAAACCATTTACAGACCGCCTTCACTACACGGATCGTATGCATTTCCCGCTCGACGCGTCTTCACTTCCAAACGCTGCAAAACTTTTATCAGCGACCGACATGTGTGCCGCTTGTGACGCGTTTTTGAATCAGACGCAAAATTACGAAGTTGAGCGCTGGCTTCCCGAAAAATCCTGTCGAAATGAGCTTGCTCGTCGTGTGCAATGGAATACCGAAGCAACGTGGCCACATCGCGAAGAGTGGTTAAAAGTAGTGCTGACCTCATTGAAAAACGTAAGCCAACAATATGAGAACACCCGAGTACGCGGATTCCTTCAGTGGGAGACAGTGGAATCTCTAGAGTCAGATATTCATATAGCGGTTCAGGCAACAAAGAAGACTGTTGCGTTTTTCCGTAGCGGGGAGAGGCAATTTCTTCCAATGCCGACAGAACTTTTTCTTGTTCCTGGGCATTTTGGCGAGTTTCTGGCTTCGCTCGTAGCGGGCAATGTTTATCCTCTTTGGTTTGGCCGAGTTGATACGGCTGATACGCCAGGGTGTCGAGATGGGCAGTATCCGTTATATTCCCCTCGAACAATTTAATTACGGTGTTGGCAGGGCTGTTTGCTGCAAAATTCATAATTAATGACCTTTGAAGTGAGTAGCTTTGAGTTCAAATATTTGCTGGCAGCTGACGCAGCGAGTAACACCATAAATAGCCCGGCGCCGCGCTTCTGGTATTGGCGTGTCGCACTCTTCACAAAAGGAAGCGCTGACCGCCACCGGACGATGAATGATTTGCGCAATGCTACGGGCAAGCACTTCTTCACTGCGTTGTTGCGCCATGTCGATTGCGTCAGCCATTAGTGCAGCTCCCTTGATTCATTTTCGTAACGCTCTGCTTCGCGGCGAATCAGTTCGGCGGCTTCAATGCCGTTTAACCCTTGCTGATGAACATGCACAGCCAACTCTGCCAGGCGTGCAGATACAACCAATGCACGATCTCTGCGTTCTTCACTGCGGGCTTTATTCAGCATTGCGGTCATTGCTTCCACATCAGCGGTGTAATAATGGGTTTCGATATTTCGCATTTAACTCTCTCCAGTTTTAGGCAAAACAATGCCCGACGGGTTTACGTCAATTATTTCGATACGGGCTATTTAATCAGGCAGAAAACAATCCGCAGTTGAGAACCGATGCGGCAGGATATTTCCCCAGCGCACTATTTTATTCATGGCAATGATGATTAACTCTCGGCGCTTTTCATCAAAATACTCGAACGGCCGGCCAATCTCGTCTTGCTTAAAAGTACCCGGCTGTTCTCGGTTTGCCAGTGTCAAAACACAGAATTTAAACTCGTCATTCTGGCGATTAAAATATCTCAGAGCCGGATTGCTGTTGTTGTCTCGCATATGTCGCCAGCTTTTCCGAAACTCATCAAAAGTCATCCTTTCAACTTTATCTACACGGGCATGTACCAGACGAATTTCGGTAAAAGATGCCGGTGCGTTCTTACCTGTCAGTGCGAGAGCGGCGTTTGCCATATTTAACCCCCGATAAAACATTTGATGCGCTGTAATACGCTTTGGCGCCTGGTGGACAGTTCACGCAACAACTGCTGCTGATCGTTGCAAGGGTGCCAACGCTTACATGATTTAGTGGCTATCCAGCCATGTCCGAAAGGTGGCGACTGATTCTGGCGCTTGAGCAAAGGCGCAATTGAAAAGGACATAACCACCTCAGCTCAGACCGATTGATGCGCCGAGCCCGCTGATAGCATCAACCGTCGATGCCATAGTGGGATTTGCCTGGATACGGGCCTGTACAGCCAGAGCAGCTAATGTCAGGCAACGAATACCTGTATTCACGTTTTGCAGCAAACCGCGTTTGCAGCTCGCAGTCATACGCTCAGTAGATATTGCACCGGCAGCAAGCTGACCGATCTCAGACGTAGCTTTCATGACGTAAACGGGAAGGCTTTCAGTGGCCAGCTCATTTACAGCGACTGCTGGCAGGCAGTTAAGCTGCGAAAGCGCGCCATCCATCAGCGACATGTCCTCAGTAATGGCAATTAGCGATAGCATCTCTTTAACGGTCAGTTCGTGGAACTGTTCCGGGTTGAGTTTATTGCGCAGCGTCTGCGGTTTAATCCCTGCCCTTTCTGCCAGCTTTGCCAGGTTGTGTCGGTTAGCAAAATCACGGCATGCATTATCGAAATGCGGATGTGAAGAAAGCTCAAAATCAAACATGCTGGAATCCTTTCAAACTTGCAAAATCAAATTAGGGTTTGATGTAGCGACATTTAAGTGCCTGTTGACGGTTTTTTTCACGCCATGCAGCCACGTTGATAAGGGGATTTCCATGTTTGGTCATGGTGGTTTCTACAATCTCGCCCGTCTTCTTGTTCTTGCGAGCTTGGGTATAGGTAACAGAGGGTGTTGGTGCCAGAAGGACAACGCCATTGGCAATCCATTTTTCCAGTACGGACATGCTGATACAGTTGGCCGAGGCGAAATCCTGCTTTGACATGGTGGGTGACGTAGAAAGAGATACAGCTTTCTCTACTGCCTCGTTTACCGCTTCACTTAGCGCAGGCATCAGAATAGCCGCTACGCTGGCAATGAAATCTTTGGATTGCACCAAGTCAAATGCGTTCTGGCTGTTTGCATTTTCAGTATGCATAACGCAATATCTCCTTTTGAGTCGTTGTGTTCTATCGTGTTACATGTGGTGTGCAAACACTTTAGATCGTAAATACGATTCAGTAAATGATTATTTATCACTTATTGGTGTTTTATGATTCCAGAGAAGGGCAATAGCGCTCAGATTCTCGAAAGGCTTATGTCTTCGTATGGCGTTAACACTCAGAAAGAGCTTGCGGTAGCTCTTGATATACCAGCGAACAACATCAGCGGCTGGACTCAGCGAGATAGCGTGCCTGGTAATGCCATTATCAAATGCGCATTAGATACAGGCGCTGATCTTCAGTGGCTGATGACAGGTGATCTTGCAAAAGCAAATTTCATTGCTGCACCTTCAGTACGTAAGGGCGCCGCCCTTTATAAAGAAATCATGTCAAATGGTGGGAAGCCCGTCCTGCGTCGCATCATGGATGCATATGGTTTCACCTTGCAAAAGCAACTTTGTGATTTATTGAATATTTCTTCTGGCACTGTGAGCACCTGGATTCGGCGGAATTATTTTCCTGGTGACGTAGTCGTCACTTGCGCACTTGATACGGGCGCATCTTTGGCATGGCTTGCAACTGGCAAAGGAAGTGAGGAAGCGTTTAATTTTTCAGAAAATAAATTGACTAAAATACCTAAAAAGATTTTAAACGCTGGTTCGTTAGAGGATTGCGGCGATTGGTTTTCAGACCTATCTTTTCTTTCTAAAAACCCCATTAGGCCGATATTTGTTGTTGGTAGTCTTAACTCATGGTTAGTAGATACTGCAGTGACAAGTATCAGCAATGGCCGATGGTTATTAACCATTGACGGTAAATACGATATTTATGATGTATCTTTACTGCCGAAAAGAACCATGACAGTTACAAATAAATTAGCCAACTTTACTTGTAGCAGCGAGGACATAATTACTATCGGCAAATCAATATTGACATTTAGTTATGATTTCTAATTTATGCTATATAACAAGGGGCCATGCCCCTTGCTCTATATATTTAAGCCAATTAACTCAAGATAAAACAATTTACTCTTATCCTTATCTTTTAATATATGAGGTGGACACAGTCCGAGATCCCACCGTCTATCCATATATGAAAGTAACTTAACACTCCTTTCTTTTATTTCGTTTGGACCCCATTCTAAAAACTCAGTTATTTCGTTTTCAGAAAAGCATCCATATCTAAACCCTCGACTAATTTTTTCTTTAAATATCCTATTTGATAAAGATGAGTTTTTTCTAGTCGAAAGCGGCACTAAATTACCCAAAGCATGCCTAAACTGTCTTTTTTCCCGAGTGTTATATTTTATAAACTTCTCAGTCCAATATGGATGACGAGCTCTTTGTGGGTAGATATGTTCGATCGTGATGTAATCTGAATCTTTTTCTTTTTTACGGAAAATATCCCAATCAAGTTTTTCTCTTTGTGTTTTCGATTGAGATTGAAGATGATACTCATAATCATATAAAAAATATCTAATTCCTTTCCAACTGTAAAAATCCGCATCTTTAAATTTTGTTTGAAAACTTAGAGCGATTGACTTTTGCAATTTATCAACACCATTTTTGAGATCGGTTATAACCTCATCAATGCTATTGTTTACTTTGAGTTTTAACGCTAAATTTGAATAATTTACTCTTCCGAAATAATAGGGATCAGAAAGGAAAGTACCGATGAATAACCCCCTTTCGATGGAAGCTATTAAAGTAGTAGTCTTACTCTTTTCGACTGGACGGTTTAACATCTCGAGAAGAAGTAACCTAGTATTTTTCCAAGTAGGAATTTTATTACATCTTGCAATCCATTCTTTTATATCATCAGGGTAGTTGCTTTCATATGGATTATGGATGTTATACCATGTCTGAACAGATTGCTTTAAACTACTAACATAATTTGCAATAAATTCCGCAGTGACTTCTCTAGTTCTAGATTTATCATTTATCGGTTTAGATGAAAATATATCGTCTATCAGTGCCCTTTTATGATCATGACTTGAATGAAAAGGTACAAGATCTATTACCAGTTCGCCATCAAAATATATATCTTCCTCTTCTGCTTCATTCTTTAACTCTCTAAAATAGAGGTTGTAATGATGGTACAAAAATTCATCATCGTCCAAACGAACTTTCATCCCTTTCCCAAGAAAATGGTACATGGATTTCCAACACTCGTTAATAGAATGTCTCAATGAGTCTGGATAGAAATCTTCTGTAGGTAACTTTGTTGTAAGGTATATAAGTCTATTTTTTAACAATTCTAAATGTGATAAAACTTTACCTCTGTTATTCATAGTCTCAAATGCAACAAATGTGTCAATTTCGTCGTCTAGAGAGTATATATTAAAAAGAAAGTGTTGGGTTATTTTAGTGTAAACCTCTTCCACCTGACTTAATGAGAAATCTTTCATCTGGTCTAGGAAATAATCTTTTGCATTGCTCAAGTTTTGAGTATAAATCGTATTTTCAATTTCTCCTGAAGCTACTGATGGCTCACCAAATATAACTCTTTTTAGATATTCATAGCTTGGGTTATCTTTGTCATAGCCAAATAAATATGAGCGGGAAGCGTCAGCTGTTTTTCTTTCATATATGAATTTTTTTCTTATATCTTTTAAATCAGTGTAGTTTAATTGTATTTCGTCCCCCAGAGATTGGCATTTTTCAAGAATTGACTGAAGTAGAATTATTACAGTTGTGATACGTTGTTGCCCATCAACCACAAAATGAGGTGAGTAATGCCTTGATTTGATAATCCACTCATCCTCAACCCAAGACTCTATGCTTTTACTAGGAACATCTTCAAGAGTCAAAACTCCTAAATAATGACTTTTACCTATCTCCAAATGCTGCAGGTCACTCCAAAATTCAGAGACTTCTTTTGTAGTCCATGCATAACCCCTCTGATAATCAGGGATTCTCAATAATCTCTCAGTAAATATTTTAGATAGTGAAGTTAAATTAGATTCCAA